CTAAGTGGTAAGCGGCAGTACAGATTGCTTCAGGGCGAAGAATCTTTCTACCATATAAATGCATACCACGAACAATATCAGCAAAAGAATCAGGGTCTCTATAAGTCTCTGTCTTGTTGATTTGCTCAGCAGTAGCTATAGATGAAGAGTGACCAGCAACAATAATACCAAAGTTTGTAGAACTGTTCGCACCTGTATTAGATGGTCCTGTTCCTATACTTGGTAGGTTATTTGACTGATACACTTTAAATCCGTGTAGATTATTAAGAACTAAACCATTCTGTAGTCCTGAACCACCAAAGTCTGCATCAAACAATCTTGTGTCCTCATCCTTTAGTACTTCAATAAATACAGGGTCTAACACTAACCATCTTCCGTTAGTATCAACATTCTGTTGGTCTAGTAGTCTTGACATTCTAGCAATCACTGTCAATGGGTTTCTATCTCCATTAGCAGGAGCAGCAGTAGTAGCTCCACCTGTTCTTGGTAAGATAGCCACAGCATCTCCAGCAGAACCACCGAAGTCTTCAGCATCAATTTTCATTGAGGATAAGAGTTCGTCAGAACCGGCTGTTGAAACAGCTACACTACCATTAGTAGTTGTATTAGCTGTATCTGCAACACCATGTATAGATGATTGCTTGTAACCTGACATATAACCAAGTACATCTTGGTCAAATTGGTCGGCTAGTCTATAAGCAGCTCTATTAGATGCTAACTCTTGAAAGTTAATATGCGAATGAGCTTCTTCAATATCATCCACTTTAAATGCAAAGTAATTAGCTTTGTCAATATTAAGTGAAAATTCTTCGTCATCAAGGTCTTGAGGAGTTATTGTAGTTCCTCTAGAATATGCCTTGACGGTTATTTCTGGTTCTTTAATAACCTTAACGGAATCGCCCATATTAGCAATCTCACCGAAGTAATCATTATTAGTGATTGCATCGACAATAGATGACTTACGGAACGCAAGTTGCACCTGTTTGCTGTAAATAATAGGACTAAAATTACCGTTAGGAAGATTACCGTGACCAGCTGCTGCTGTAAATGCCATTTTTAAATCTCCTTAAACATTTATCATATGTACACAGAACGTGTACTATAGTTTTAGTCATTTTACTTTATAAGGACCATTCATGCGTTGAGGTTGTACGTAGGATAGCGATTCCTGTGTAGGCTCACATAATTGGGTAATCTCTAAAGTTAATTTGAAGTATAACACAAGTAGTTTATAAGTAGCTAGTATTTATATATTTAAGCAACGACTCCAAGGGGTATATATAAACACACATATAAGGTTGTGTTACACTTCTAGTTATGTATAGTTATATACATAAATTCTTGTTTGTCAACATTATTTTTAATTTATCTAGCTGAGCCTGATATATCATATACAAAGTTGCCTGACCTAATAGCTTCCATTATTGTGTCAGCTTGTTTCTCATACTGTGCAGAGGACATTTTTTGAACTTGTGACTCAAGTATCTTTTTACCTGCTTCTGTAGTATCAACTTTAGTCTTTGTAGACTTCGTGCCAACTTCCATAGCAGCACTCTTATTACTCTTTGTCTTAGTTTCCTTACCGATTCCCTTATCGGCTTTGTATAAGTCAATAGCTCTTGCTGCTGACCTAGCATCATTGTCGTTTTCATAAAGTGCATCCTGTACCCATTTTGGCTGTTCATCTGCCCAATCGTGGAACTCATCACTATCTCTAATATCATTAAAGTCAGGATGAAGTTTCATTAGTTCTGCTTCAGCTTTCTCTTTCTTAGCTTCAACAGACATTTCATCTATCTTCTGTATTCTACTTTCTAGCTCAAGTGATTGTTCTTTTGCTTTCTTCATAGCAATAGTTTCAACAATCTTAGCTACGTCTGGGTACTCTGTTGCCCATGCTTCTATGTCCTCATCAGACTTAGGCAACTTCATTTCTTTCTTAGTTGCTTTAGCTAGTTGCTCTTTCATATCATCTAGCTGTTTTTGAAACTGCTTCTCTTTCTCCTGAGTATGCCTTCTTAAATCGCCATATCTCTTTTTAAAAGTTTTCTCTTCTGCGTTAGTCGGTTCTTCTTCACTAGGAGTTTCCTCCTCGCTAGTCTCTTCTGTACCCTTTTGCTCCTCAACGAGCCTTGCAAGTTCTTCTTCATCTCGCTTTACTCTTTCTTCCTGAGAATAAGGTCTATTCATAAACATTGCTTTTTTAGGTGTAGCATCTTCCACCATTACTTTAGTAGCTTCTTCAGCCATTTGTTTTCTCCTTGGGGGTTATCGTAGCCAATTATTGTTGGGGGATAAGTAGCCTTTTATTGTGGATTATTAACGTGAAGCTAATCCACCTCGCTTCATCTTCTTAACTTTAGGTTTCTTTTTCTTTTTACCTGCTAGTCCACCTTGATTAAATTCTGGGTCATCATCGGCATCAGGACTTTCTCCGGGGTCATCATCACTAGGAGTATCGTCACTAGGGTCATAAGAATCTATGCCTAGACCCGGAGTAGATATTCCACCTGTGCCTGTTGAAGTCACCCCTTGTCCGGGTGCTGTAGCACCAAAATCAAAGCCACCTCCATAAGACTGTTGGTCATCTTCATCCGTTATACCAAAATCTTGTGCCACAGATATTTCTGTTTGTGTTAAATCGTCTATGACATCTGCTATATCTCTACCCTTACTAACTTCGTGTGATATATTATTTTGAACGTCTTTACCTGCTTGTTCTGCTTGTTCAGTGGATAAAGTGTTTCCTAATTTGTCGGTATAAACATTAGTCACAGGATTAAAAGTATAAGGTGTATTAACTATGGAATTAAGCACCTCTAGTCTGTTTTTTAAATCTTTAGCTTCTTTACCTGTTGGATTGTTTTTTACGCTTGCATACTCTTTAGAGGTAAGAGACACTTTGCCTTTTCCAAAAGACATACTTACAGGGTTGGTTGTTAATCCGTTTTTATTACCTATTGTATTTACATTTTTACCTTTATTTATATCATTGATTGTCATTAAACTACCAAGAACACCTTTTACACCAAAGGGATTTATATTATATGATATATTAGCAGTTATAGCATTTGACTGTAAACCTTTTCCTGCTCCACTTTTTGTTCCACCAAAAGATAAACTAGCACCACCTTTACCATCTTCACTTGGGTCTCCCCCTTCTCCTGTATCAACAGGCTTTACCTTAGTTGATGCTACTTGTGTCGGCTTAGCTGCTTCTTTAGGTGCTTCTTCTTTTCTAACAAATCCGTCTGGTTTAGGATATAATGAATTTCCTATACTGCCATCTGGATTTAGTACATGAGGTATCATACGAACCTGTCCTGTTGCTTCATTAACATATCTCACATTCTGTGTCTTAGGTGCTCCACCTGCACTAGTACCTAACAAGTCTGTAAAAGTAGCAGGAGCATAAGGTGTACCTGCATTTGGTGCAGCAGGTGGTTGATAAGCCTTGCCTACATTTGGTATGTAAGCACCTTGTTGTGCATAAACGACTCCACCTTTATTATACTCCATTTCTGCCTGATTGTCAACTTCTTCTTCAATATCTAGGTCATCTATACTAAAAGGCATATCGTCAGGTATAGTAGCTTCTTCTGAATTACCCATCTGACCCATGTCTTCCATTTTCTGTAGACCCATCTTAGCCTTTTGTCTCATCTGCATTAACTTCTCAAGACCTATAAATCTAACTACGTCAGCAGGGAATACAAACTCTCCTTCACTTAACTGTGCAGGTATGTCATCTCTTACTTCTTCTCGTGTAGAGCCTGATGGTACATCATTACCTGATACTTCATCAATCATACCACCTTCATCTTTGAGACCACCATCTTCAAACATTTCCATTTGTTTTTTCATTACTGTACCACCTTCGTTAAACATTCTAATTTTGCCATCTTTAGTTTTTACTTTTAATTCTTTTAATTCTGAAATCGTAGGTTTTTTTACACCTTTAGCCAAAACTAAAGGACCTACCTGTATTACTTCATCTGCTCTAGTGACTGGCATACCAGTTGCTTTATTATAAAAATAACTGTGTTTAAAAGGATTCATTCCAACTTGTGTCCACTCTGAACTATCTATTAATTTTTTTGCAGACTCGTATACAAGTTCAGGTTCAGCATTGTAATAATCGCCATGAATACGTGCTATAGTTGCTTTAGGTTTTCCTTTAGCAATATTTAAACCTCCTTTAGCAGAACTAATAAACTCAACATTTTTTAAAAGAGCCGTTTGCCCATATCCTATGGCATTACCTCCTTTTTTTGTTCCGTCATGTAATGAAACAATCCATTTATCATAATTGTCGTAAGACGGTATATCTAACCTTGAACCTACTCTTGTACCATCAGATATTTTTTTATTTATTCCTACAATTCCTGTTTTTATTTTTCTAGGGTCTGTAGCTTTTAACGCACCTACTATATCTGTTTTAGTAGGCATTTCAGGAAAATTATCTTTTGTTATTGGCTTTATAGGTTGTTCTGCTTTTACAACATCTCTATATTTTTTTGAAGTTGTCAAGCCTTCGCTTAGTTTATCTACTTCTTTCTGTATCTTAGGATTTCTTTTTTGCCTTTGTTGCTCGGCTAGTTTATTTGAATTTTTCCATTTTTCAGCAGCCTTATCATCGTCTATTAAAATTTTAGCATCGTTAATATCTTTATCACGAAGTTTTTTTGTTATTCTTTTAAAGCCTTGTCTTGCGGCATCTCCTAGTATTGGAACTGCTCCTAGTGTTAAAGACGTTACATCTATACCTGCACCTATATAATCACCTTTACCTACATTAGTGCCTAAACTAATTATATCTTTTGTTTCGCTAACTCCGGGAATAGAATCGGTTGCTATATCAGTAGCTGTTTTAAAATCTTCTTTTGAAACACCTGCTTTATCTTTTTCTTCTAGGCGAGACATAATGCTTTGCATTTGTTTTTGTGAATTAGATTGCACCATTTACTTCATCTCTTAGTAACTTTAATTTATTCAAAGTAGCTATTGCTCCTTGAGACCTATGTAGAGTAGTTGTATCACTAGACTGTTCTAGTATCTTATGTTGTTGCTTCACTAATTCATCAATGTAATCATTGAAGCTGTTCATTAGCTTGAGGTTGTTCACTAGCGGCTTGATTTGCTGCAGCACCTGCTTGTCCATCATTTCCTGAAAATCCTTGTTCATTTGGTATAGGAGCTTGTCCTGTACCTATATTACCACCACCTGCTCCTGTGGGGTCTAATGGGTTAGCACCTACAGGTGGTTGACCTGCCTGTGGGGGTTGTTGAGGTTGTTCACCCTGCATACCTTTTAATATTTCTGCTTGTAAGGCCGCTTCATCCATATTATTAGTAACCTTTTCAGGGTCTAGTTCCATAGACTTAGCTATTTCTCTAATAATGTATGGGAACTTAGCAAACGGAGCTAATGCAGGATTGGATGCTACTTGTAAGAAAGACATTAATCTCTGACTACGTACTTCGTTAGCCATGAGACTTTCTGTACCTCTAGCCTGTACTTCTAAGTCACCTTTAATATCTTTGTTAAAGTTAAACTGCATATTAAAACGAAACATACCCTCGCCTAGTGGCTTCAATAAGTAATCGTCTACATTCTTTATAACAGTTTTAATACTACCTGCCGCAGCGTTCATAAGCATTGATATACCTGATGCAGTTCTACCTACACCTTGTACACCTGTCTGTCCGTGTGCGAATGATGGAAAGCCTGTGCTCTCATCTGCAAGCTGTCTAGCCTTGTCAAACAGTTGTAAGTTCTCATTTGATACGTTAGGAAACTTAGTACCGAAGATAGCTTGACCCGGAGCACCACCTTGTCTTCTAAACACTTTGCCCGGATATACGGATAGGTCTTGCCCCGGAACTAAGTTAGTCTCGTCTACTTCTATAAGTAAGTTACCTGATAACACTGCGTTGTCTACAGACATTCTCATAAAACCATTCATAAGTGTCTGTGTATCATCCATGTTTTCAGCTAGACCTACACCAAAGAAAGAATATGGATTAAGTTCGTAAGGAGCTGCCATGTAAGGTATAGTGGCAGGTTTGAAAGGATTAAGAACCATTCTTATTAACTTACCATTACTAATCCATATATTTGCTTGTAGTTCGTCAAATTCCTTGAGTTCTTTAGGTATATCTACCTCATTCTCCTCAAGCATATCAACGTCACACATTCCCCAATATTCTAGTACTTCAAATCTATCTATTCCGTGGTCTGCTGCATAGTCAGATAAATCATCTTCCCAATACTTTTTGTCGTAAGATTCCCCAGATGCAATTACTTCATCAATAACATTACCACGAAAGTAAGGTCTCTTCTTTAAACCACGCAACTGTGTTCTTGACATCTTGTGTCGTTCAATTACATACTGTGCTTCATCCATATTAGCGGCATCAGGGTCAGGAAAGAAGTTCCATACTGATACGTGTGATGTAGATGGTACAGTCTTAAATACAGGACTGTAGTTACCTTCTTCATCCCAATTAGGATATTCTTTATCTACAGCAAAAGGACCTTTCATTACTCCTGTTCCGAATAATGCCATTTCAAATGCTGTGCTTCTTAATTGTTTACTAGTGCCTGACTCTTGTAGTTGGTCCATGATTTGTTTTTCCATAGACTTAGCAGCTACCATAGCAGGACTAAATGTAACAGCAGAAGGTGTTTTACCTACCCCTTCTTCCAACCCTTCAATTTCTCCCAACTTGTCTTGTAAAGGACCCAGCCTTTCTGCCAATGTTTTTTCAGTAGCACCCTTCGGTAAATCCATGCCATCACCTTTAAACCCATAAGGCGAAGACATCTCAGTTTCTCCCTTAAGCTGTTCAGGCATCTTTGGGTCAAAGCTAACGTCAGCTGCGACACCTTCAGGTAACACTGTCGGCTCAATGCTAATAGGAAACTTGTTCCCTGCAAATAAAACATCAACAATTTGTCCATAAGCTGCGAGAGTTTTTGTTTTGGTAACTTTAATAAATACTCTTGACTTTTCTGCTTCAGTAAATTGAACATCACTTCCGTATAACCCCCTATAGTTTCTATAAGACCTTAACCACCGTTCTTCGTCATTACTACGATAGTCTTCGGCTCGTTGGTATCTATCCATAACAAACGGTATAATACCACTTACTCCTATGTCACTGACTGTTGATTCTTTAGCATCTTCTAATGCTACTGAATCATCATCTAGTGTTACTTCATCTTTTTCTGCCATGTTATATCCTTAATATCCAAATGTAGAGTCTGCCATTGGCATACTGTTACTAGGTCTGCCCATTGGGTCATAGTCAAATATACTAAATCTTGGTCTTGACATTATACCATATCTTAATGCATCATACAAGTGGTCTTCTGCTCTTGTGTCTACATCCTCTGGATTCTTTTTATCTAATGGTAATGCAGGTAATTGCGATACCATATTTGTACAAGTATTAAAGAAAACTAATCTTGGTGCTTCAGTAAACTCATCTATCTGTAATCTTCTGTGTATCTCATTCTTTCCTGATACACGACTGCCCTTACTTCTATCTGAAGGTCTAAATCTGCAACCCTTCATAATCATCTGTTCAGCCAGAGAAGGACCAGTATCGCCACGTTTGTGCCAAAGAGAACTATCCAGAACCCCATACTTAATATTTCCATCATCTGCTTCAGCATCCAGTATCATATCTGCCAAATCTGTGGCAAGTACTTTGCTACAATACAACTCTCTATATATAATAATCTGCTCGTCTGGAGAAACAGCAAACCACAACACACCACTATAAGAGCCATAACCATAATCACATGCACGAAATTTAACCCAATTTCTTGGAATTGAAAAAGGCTCAACAACGTGAATATTCCTATCAAACTCAGTAAAAGCAGCACCTTCTTTAATATCCCAATCACCATCAAGCAACTGCTTACGTTGGTGTTCAGGTAAGGAAAGAAGCATTGCTTCATAGTCACCTTGCTCAGACAAGTATGGGTTGTCTGATAATCTTGCAGGGATAAATCTACGTTTGAATAATGCTTGTCCTGCTTTACTGTGTCCTTTTGGATAGGAAAGAACATTCCCTGATTCAATATCTGTGGCATCAAATTGTTTTCCGTATGGTGCAGGGTCAATGAACATTTTCTTGACCCACTGATGTCCCGGACCTCCGGGGTTAGTTGTTGCTCTCATATACACAGGTAAATCATGTGCAGTAGAACGCAAACGTGAACGCATATAGTTCCAAGCATACGGAGTAGACCATTGGGTTAATTCGTCAAACCCTATCCAACTAAATGCCAAACCTTGATAACGAAGTACATCATCGTCACGGTCTAAGTATGACATCCATAACCTTGCACCTGATGGTGCTTCCCATTGCATCTTTCTTTCTGACCACTTAATACCCTTCCATATTTGAGGATATATTTCCTTAGATTTAAATATAAGTTCTCTAAGTTCTTCTGTTGTATGTCTTAATAGTAATCCACTAAACGATGGATGACCCATGTAACGTAAAGGGTCTGCTAACATGGCATACGACTTACCACCACCAGCACTTCCACCATATAGTACTTCTCTTTCTCCTGCTGCAAGGAACTCTGTTTGAGGTCCTACGTTAGGTTTAAATACTACATTCTGTTCTTCTACAGGTACTGCTTCTACGTCTGCAACTTCCTGTATTTTAGGCTCTTGCACCTGTTCTTTCTTCTTCGATGGCTTTCGCTTTCTCGATTGCTTTCTCGGCATAAGCTGCCCACTTTCGGAGAGTTCTAGCTTGGTCCTTACGTTGTTTTTCATGTATTAATCGTTTCCTCAATCCCACATGTGATATAACTCTATTTGTTTTAGTTGTTAGCCAATTAGCTACTTCACGATACGAATATTGTTTTATATACTTTCTTGCCATTTCTATGGCTTCTAGTTCAAATGGTATTGGGTCAAGTAAATCAGGGTCTTCTTCATTTAACTTGTATCCAAACGGAACAGTCCTAGCTATACGTGGTATCTGTATCCATTCATTTTGTTCTTCATCTTTTAAATCTGTCGGTTGTGGTAACTTCCACTTGCCTACACTTCTATCCATCATTCTTTGCAGGTAATAGCATAACACCACCTGTGCTTTCTACTTGCATCTTTTCTGTCTTCACTAAGCCTGTCCTGTCTAGTAATTCTTTTGCTGCCATCATCTTATCTTTGAGACCTAACTCAGTAGGGTCATATAGACCACCCACCATAGCCATTGCAGCTTTAGGTGCGTTCCTACTCATAAACAACTGTGTAGCTTCTAGTATCTCATCCTTTAGAGATTTAACTATGTCAGTAGTACTAGAACTTGTAGCATAACCTGCAAGTAACTTAGCTTGTACTACATCCCCACCTGCTTCATCAAATAAAACAGATAGAAACTTTTGTTGTCTTTCAGTTAGTTCTCTACTCATTATGCGATACTTTCCCTTGCAAATTGTCTGTCAACACGAGTAATTAATCTCTTTGCTCTCTCAGGTGTTTGACGAAACCAATTACTGTCTTCCATCTCGTCTGCCATTCGTTCCCAGTCCAAATCGTGTACTGCAGCAATCATGTTCTTAAACTTGGATAATCTAGGTCTACCTAATTGAAAACACATATTAGCTAATACATGTTGTATCTCTTCAGGTAGATTATCAAATTGAGAGAACAATAAGTTACAATCGTTTATAGTTGTTTTAATGTCTCTCTCAAACCAATCATTAACTTGCTCATTAGGTACTTTAGTTCCTACAGGTTGGTCATAATATTCTGTATCCCATTCTGTAATAAGGTGACCTATTCCTCCAGTTAAATGCCCAAGTGAGCAATAGTATGTTTCGTATTTAATTCCTTCGTCATTAGCTAATTCATCTTGTAGTTTTATTAAGTTCATTTCTTCCCCATAATTTTCATAGCTTGACCTGCACCTTTAATACCAAAGGATGCACTAATAGCTATAAATAAAAGATACTGATACCACTCAGGTAGTGTATTTAATACTTCAAAGCCTACTCTTACATATTCTGTCATGCTAGGTATAAATACAAGTATAGCAGGTAAAAGTAAAACTGTCAAGGCAAATTCATCTTTCCAGCTATTATCAGTAGCATCTGCCATAGACTTTTCCCATTGCACTTCTCCTGTGGCTACTTTCTCTGCCACACTTGCCCTAGCTTTAGCTTCGGCAACTTTAGCCTGTCCATCTGCTTTTACTTTTTCGACCTTACTACTCATCCAATTAGATGCTAGATTTGCTATAGGTCCTATTAGTGCTGTTAACATTACTTTCCTTTATTAAATCTTGCGTCTATCCAACATTTACCATAGTATAATATAAATAACCATACAGTAAATAATACACCTTCTACGTAACTAAGTTCATTCCATGCATCTAATATCATATTGTCCATTATAATCTCCTAGTGCCTTCTTTTTTTTGTCTTTTTCTTAGAGCTTTCACGTGCTTGTTGAATAGATAGTTTCCTAGCTTCAGCAGCGGCTTCGCCAAGTTTAGATACAATTCTTCTTTTCTCATCTAAATCTCGACGCTTTTGAAGCAATCTTTTTGGGCTGCTTAGATACCTGTCTACCTGCTCTAGTTGCTTTGCGTTTAGCAGCCGTAGAGGCCGCGTATTCTTGGGGAGAAAGAGCCTTAATTGCCGCTTCAGGTAGATAACGTTCACCGGTAGCTTTTGACCCCTGTGTACTAGGTTTGCCACTTTTAGTTCTCCACTTTTGCTTTGTCCAATTTGCTAATGACTTTTGTGGTGCTCTCATATGCTTCCTTAATCTCTTCTATTGTCCTGTGGCATCCTATGCAGATATCATCTTGTAATTTACAGATACCTATACAGGGTGTTATAATTTTCCTGTCCACTTACCTATAAACCAAGCTGCTAATCCTGCAAAGAATACTATAACAATAAAGCCTATACCATAACCTGCATACTCTATTATTTCTTCTCTACGTTTAGCTGCCATCTTTTCTTGATAGCGTCTTGACTTTCTAGCTTGTGCTTGGAACTCCTGCCAATCCTGCCACAATCCGGGTCTACCTGCGTAAATCATTATTTGCTTGAGTTCATCTTCTTGTTGTTTTATTTTTTCTAAAGCTAAGAACTCTTCTAAATCACTACCACCTACACCTTTAGACTTTTGTTTCTTTGCTTTCTTTTCTATTTCTTCTTTAGCAAATACAAAATCAGATATATGTTTAGCACAGCCTGTAAGTTCTTTTCCATTACTTACAAAATTTTTAATTACACTGAAAGCCGCATTTGCTGCCGCGAGTTCTGCTAACATTATCTTTTCCTTCTAGGCTTACAATATGCTGTTATCTGTAGATTAGGTCCTTCCTGTTGTGGTATTGAAGGTTGTGCATGTAATCTTTCTGCAAAGTACAAGCATCTATCTATGTCTTCAAAT